TTCGTCACTCCGTTGCTGGATTGCGTCCAGCAGTTCGGCCGCCTCGCCCATCAGGCACCCGCCCATGTGGATCAGGTCGCAGTCAGCCGACGTTAATGTTTCCAAAATCTGCTGGCCTGGTTTTGCCAGGCGCAGTACCATCTCTTTGTGTTTCTCAATTGTTTCCATAAATTATTTCGCAGTGTGCGCCTCGTAACACATCCGGGCCAAACCGAAGTGCTTCGAAGTGTATGTCTCGTCATTAAAAACCTCAAGCAGCATGAATGCACGGCCCGCCAGCTTTGGGTTCGGGGGCTTGCCGTCTTTCGATCCGATCAGGCAACTCCGGGCCAGGCCCAGGATCATATATCGGATGCCCTCGGACTCGCCATTCTCAACCGCACGAAGCGCCTTGCAGATGTCCTGCCATGATCCGCCGAACATCAGAAGTTGCGCCAGCTTGAAGGCCTCGTCCTTGTTGAACGTGGTGGACTGAATCGATTTGATTTGCTCATCTTCTGTTTTCAGGTCGGCAATCTGCTCGAGGATCACCAGGGCCTTACGCGCCGAGCCTTCGGCCGCGGACACAATTTCATCCACAACAGCCTTGCCCACATCCAGTCCCTCCTCGGCGATGGTGTCATCTAAAAGGTCCGACAATTCCGAATCCTTCATCGCCACCAGTTTCACTTCGGAGCACCGGGTGTGGATCGTGCGGATCAACTTTTGAGGATCAGTCGTGGCGAGAAAGAAGTAGGTATGGCTGGGAGTATCCTCGAGGAGCTTAAGGATGGCGTTCTGCGCATCAGAGGTGAGCTTGCCCGCCTCATCGATCAGCCAGACTCTTGAACCTCCCGACAAGGGCGGCAACTTGCAATGCTGGCGCATGTTCCGGATGTCATCGATGCCACGAAAGTCGGCGCAGTTCAGTTCGTGAAAATCCTGTGTATAACAATCCACCTCGTCCTTCAGAATGCGCGCCAGGGTTGTCTTTCCTACACCCGAGGGACCTGTGAATAAGATGGCATGTGGTATCTTCTTTTTCGCAATCATCGTTTCAAGCGACGCAACCGCAGCCGCCTGCCCGAACACGTCCCCAATTCTTCGTGGGCGATATTTTTGGTATAGTGATTCCATAAATTTATGACTTGTGGCCAAAGGCCCGGTTCTGAAAAACAGGTTGTTTGATTTCCATTATCTGAAGTGAGCGCAGAAACTTCGCGGCGCCATCCGTCCACAAATCCTTGCTCGGGTGTTTGAACTGCCCTTGCTTGAATTTCACTTCCCGCTTTTCAAACCATGAGCCATCCACCGGGCAGATTTCATATTCGATTTCCAGAGGCACATTCAGCCATTCGTACCGCTCGCGCAAGCGCACACTCACCGTGTGTTCCACTATCTGCAAATACTCGCGCAGTTCGTCCACAGGAACGTCGCCAATCAAACTGTCGTGAATCTGTCCAACCACCTTGGCCTTCATTCCCCGCTCACGCAAGGTTCGGTTTACCTCAATCAGGGTCCACAAAAGACAGTGGAACGCTGATCCCTGCACTGGGTAGTTGGTCACTGCATTCTTGCGCACAACGCCTCCCACACGGAAGCCCGTCAGAATGTCGAAATACCCATCCTTCAAATACTGGTTATAAAAATCACGGCGCCACTGCCCGTAAACCTGAAAGCGGTTGTTCCAGAAGTCATCCTGCACGTCCTTGACATGCGCCATGAAGGTGCCTGGAGGAACATTCATTTCCTCATCGTATTCACCAAGCTCCGTGAATCCCTCGCTGGTCAGGTGCTCGCGCAACGAAATGTCCTTATCCTTGCCCACCATGATTTTCTCGGCATCAATTCCCTTCCAGATGTATTTGGCGCAGGCGCCCCAAAAATCCCCGTAGAACTGAGGGAACACAAAACTGCTCTTGGCAATCTGCCTCGCCTCCTTGCCCACCTGCGAAACGTCCAGCTTGAACAATTGCGCGGCCATGTCGCGGTGCATGTCCTTGCCCGGCGTGGTGATGTAGGAAATGAAGTTCGGGTCCTTGTGATAGCAGGCAGATATGCCAACTTCAATGCCCTTGAAATCATTCTCAACCAGCACGCAGCCCGGCGAGGCAATGAACACACTGCGCACCAGTTTCGCCAGTTCCTTGTCGCGGGCGGGGAAGTTCTGAAAGTTCGGCGAATCGGAACTGGAGCGGTAAGTCAAAACCGTGTGCAGGTTAAAGACAGGGTGGAGCCTGCCGTTGCACGTTTCGGACTCAATGCCATTCAGGAACGTGCCCACTGTCTTTTCGTACCCGAACATCTTCAGGTACGGATCGACGAAGGGATGATCGATGGAACGGAGCGCCTCCTCATCTGCGGCGTCCCCGCCCGCTTCAGTTTCCTTTACCGGCTTGAATCCAAGCTGGCGATAAAACACATCACCAAATTGCAGGCGGGAACCCAGGTTGGATTTTTCTCCAAATCTTTTGCGCCACAATTCCCACACCTCAGTTCCCCGCAACTGCTCTTTTATCAGGCGGATTCTCTCGGTGAGGTCCTGCCTGGTTTCGCGCAGGCGCTCGACATCGATCCGAATCCCGTTCGCCTCAACCAGGGCCAGTTCAATGGCGCCGAAGTGGAGCAGGTCATATCCCTCCTGGCGCAAGGCGTCAACTTTCATAGTTTCTTGGGCTTCAGGTTCGGGTTCTCCTGCTTGACCAACTGAATGAATTTTTCCCGCTCCTCAAGATTCGGAAAAAAAAGCACTACGCACGGAAGTCCCTTCACCTCTCCCGTAGGGCACTTCAGAGTCTCGATCAAATCAGCAGCCTGCTTGAATATAGAATCCCCCCGCATTCCCACACCCAAAATTTGCTTGTCCATATCCCGAAGATGGGCCACGATTTCCTCTCCATCAAGTTCTCTCATAAATTCAATCCCGTCTGATGAATTTGATTTTATCCTTCTGGCAATCCGGACAATACCACCAGATTGTGGTGAGACGTCCGCTGCTTTCGCCCATAAAAGAATCCCCATCCGAATGCCAACGATGAAATCCGATCAAACAACGAATCCGGACAAGCCATGTCATAATCCCATGTCCTTCATCTGCACCATGGCAAGTTCGTATTCAAGAAAGGCGTCCATTGCGTTGTAAGTCAAAAGCGTTTTCGTTCCAATCTCATGGATTCGGTTGTAGTGATTATCTCCGCTCGAAAGGTACGGGTCCACATTTTCGTTGTAGGATTCCACGCCCAACCTCACGAAGGACTGGAACTTGAGTGAGCAGATGCCACGCCGATTGTCGAGGCAGTGAGCGGCGAGCATCGTATCCCATCCCCAGCTTTCCACACCGTGCCCAAAGGTGTTTCGTGTCCACCGCTCCTCAAACTTCAGATTGCTGGCGATCTTTTTCGTGCGCGGGGACTTTAGAAACTGCCCAAGGGCCGGCCGTATTTCGGAGAAAAAAGGGAAGGCGCACGTTCGATCACCGTTTGAAATTGCGCAGGACCAGATTTGTGCCTGCTCGTATTCGGGCTTAAGGCAATTTGTCTCGTAATCAAACGCGGCCCATCCGCCCGCGCTATCAAATTCTCCCAGTAGGTGTTGAATCTCGGATGTCTCATAAAACAATTCGATTTCAGGCTCCCGGCGCTGAGGCGGATACTCGCGCAACTCAAACGCGGCGAGCAGGTGCTGCTCGAATAATCGATCCAGCATTTTGTCCTGCCTGCGCATCAGAAAGGACGGGTGCCAGGTCGGGCAAATCCAGTGCTTGTCCATCGGGATGCGCCAGCCCGCCCACCGCTCCATCGTGCCAACGTCCGTGGTCCAGTATGGAGTGAGAACAGACTGAAGGGCGGCCAAGCCTAAAGTGATAACCACAATCGGTTGCTCCTTTTCGAGCGTGGCCCGCAGGTTCGGGTAGCAATGGCCGATTTGCTCGGTTGATGGGGCTTCGTTGCCTGGCGGCCGACAAATCAGCGCATTGGTGGTTACCGCGTCTTTATCCAAATCATACCCGAGACGAGACAGCGTAGAACGTAGAAATTTCCCCGATGCCCCTACAAATGGGCGGTCCTCCTTGTCTTCCTCTGCTCCGGGTGCTTCCCCAACCACGACCGCCCTTAAGCCACCCTGGCCGTATGGCAGCATCTTGGGGCTGTCGCATGTTTTGAACAATCCGCAGGCACCGCACCGGGGCGTAAGGGCTTGCGGAGCTTTCTTCTGAACTTCAGATAGTTGAAAGAATCCCATCACTTAAAAAGCACTTTAATCACAGCATCCGCTTGCGCCACAGCTTTCCTCGCCACATCTTCAAATGTAGGGTTGGCCTCACTGCAAGCTTTGCTGGCTATGATGCCCACCAATGCTTGACCTGTAAGCCATGTGCGCACGTCCATACCCAACGCCTCGGGGTTTACGCCTTCCGATCCCGAACACGGAAAGGCGGGCCGAGCTCCTTCTTGTTTGATTGTGGTACGTCTCATTTTGCCGGCTCTGAATTCTCAGGGGGCGCCATCGATGTCACATATTCCCAGTTGGCGCCACTGGCCCGCAGGCGCGAGTCTGTCACTTCCGCCTCCTTGTATTCCTCGGCGATCATCTTTAGCAGGTTGGGATGGATGTAGAATTCCACTTGTGGACCATCGTAAACAACCTTACGCATGCCCTGATACCAGGTGAGCAGTCCTTTCGCCTGCAACTTCATTCGATCCTTTTCGAGATGCACCCACATCTTTGGATCGTCCGTGTTGTCAACCGCAGCAACGGCGGCGCGTTCTGCCGCTTCGCGCAAGTCCTTCGGGATAACAAAGCGGGCGCCCTTGAAGTCCAGCAGAGGATCAAGGTTGTGGTATTCGCCCTCATATCGCCGGCACGAAAAAATCATTCCGTTCTCACCCGATTGCTTGAAGTGCAGCCAGGCCTTGGTCACAGAAACCTTCTCCATGGAAAGCTGTGCGATGGAGGCGAGCGCCGTGCCCTTCACCATGATATCCTCATCGAAGCCGGTATCAATCGTGCACCGCATCAATGAGAGGTTGTCACACGATTCGAGATAGTCCGGCGTGATGTGAATACAGGTGAGGATGAATTGTGTTTCGTCATGCGACACGCAATCACGCACCGTATCCACCGCCTGCGTGAATTCCTTGGGCAGAGCGCGCCACTTGTCGGGCACCTCCACGGTTGAGATAGGCAGCAGGATGTCCGGCTGCATTGCGATGCCGAACCGATCACGGTTGCCCTTGAAGATAAGCTCCTCATCCGTTGCGGAGACTTCCAAAATCTCATCGGTGAGCTTGCCCAGCATATCAAGCAGGATTTGCGCCTGCACTGCGCCTTTGATTGTTTTGGGCAAGCCTGTCTTTTTGATGCAGGCCACCTCATCGTTGAAAGTCATCACCTCGCCATTTTCGAATACAAAGCAGGAGGACTGCTCAACGTATTCCCTCGGTGACAACCCAGCCTTGACCACCAGCAGGTCATTCAGGAAAGCTTCTCGGTCGATTTTCATTTAGTTAAAAAATTTCAATAGCGTTTCTTCAGTGCTCTTAACATCAGACCATCCATGCACAGGACTTGCTGACCTCAACTCCGCCCATTCCTTGGCCAGGTTCGGAAGTGGGCCTGGCTTTGGATGTTTTGTTTCCATCTCCAGCAAAATACTTTTACCAGCCAGATTATCAGACAAAAACCTGGCAAGTTGGGCGATGAATCTTTTCTTTTGATCCTGTGAATTCATTTGCAAAAGGAAGCAGCGGTTGTGAGCCGCTGCGTTCACGATTGTTATTATCTTTGAACCCCGGAGCGTTCAGTTCTTTTTCGCGGGGCGAATGCGGTACCGGATTTCGCGCTCGAAATTGCCGGACTTGTTGCGGCGCATTTCGTATTGCACCTGCTTCGCCGTCAACTTGGTCCTGGGCACGATGTCCTCGAGGATGAACCAATCGCCATCTGCCACCACTTTGTTGATAATGCCACGGTTGCTGTCGGGACGGGCGCCGAACTTGTCCAGTTCCACTTTCGCTTTTTCAACTTTGGGCGCCTTCACCGCTTTCACCGCTTTCACTTTCGCGGGCTTCGCCTCTTTCGGCGCTTTCGCTGCGCCGGCGGGCTTGGCCTTCGCGGCAGGCTTGCCGGTGGCTTTTCCTTTCGCTGCGCCGGCGGGCTTCGCGCCTTTCGCCTTCGCGGCAACCGGTTCGCTCACCAGTTCGAAGTCATCCCCGCTGCCGTTTGCCGTCCTGATTTTGTTGTAAACATCCTTGTGTTCCTCAGGCACGGCGTCCAGTTCAATCTTTTCGGGAATGCTCGGGATGATCGAAAGGAGCTTTTCGTCGTTGAAGTCCTTTGCCTTGTCGAATCCAACCGCTGCCAAAAGGGCGATCACTGCTACTTTATTGATTTTCATTTGTTTGATTTTCTTTCGGGTAAATTGTTTTACCGCTTTCACATATCATTATCTGCCATCGGGCAGAAACAGGCAAAAGAATTTCACTTTTTTTGCCTACTCAGAGTGTGTTCAGGATGCACGGATTCGACAGGGCCAGGTTACCGATGGTGTAGAGTGCCTGGCGCTTGCCCCAATGGCCACCGCGCAGCAGTATCCAATTGAGTCTGTATATGCCCAGTTCCTTTTCCTCGTCCGTCTGGTTGATCCCAAGCATCCCGGTGACGTGCGCATTTTTTCGCTTGTCCTCGCTGAAATGATCCGGGCCCAGGAGCGCGGCGCCATACGACCCTGAATTCGCCTGCGTTGCAGTCATGAGCAGACTATGGTTGTTGAGCGCAATGCGCCGGAGAATCTTCCATGTCGCGTCCACCTGGTGCCTGAAATCCATTCGGGCCGTGCGAGACTCGGGCAAGAGCAAGTCGGCATAGTCCACAATCACAACATCAGGCACCCAATCCTGCCGGCAGCATTCGAGGACGTCCGCCTCGATCATGGAGGCGCTTACCTCATCCGCACCGCGGCACAAAAGCTTTAACCTCGACACACCGTCCGCACCCTCGGCCCGCAAGGTCTTGGTTGCATCCCACACTTCCTTGCCGGTGATGCGCGGATATATTTTCCGGGGCCCATATTCGACAGCGTAGGAATCCTCCTTTCGTCTCGGCACGCTCAAGCGCACCGGCAACGCAATCTCCACATCCTTGGCAATCGGCAAAAAGGATATGCGCGAGTAAAGGCGCATCTGCACCTCCTGCTTGTCCATATCGCCGAGCGCATAGTAAAGCACTCGCCGGCGGGCGCGTATCGCCTGCCATGCCATCTCCATCAGCCAAAAGGATTTGCCCCGCTTGTCAGGACCAACGAACGAAATGAACCCGCCCTCCTTCAAATGGGGCGAAAGAAATGTGCCAGCGTCGCCCGGGAGCGGGATCAGGATGTTGCGCTCATCTGAGGTTCGGTCAAAGGCGTCTTTTATCTCAGCGATGCTGAATGGATCGGACCAGTCACTAGCGGCGAAGGCGGCGGGCGTGAATTCATCAAAGCAGAGTTGCGCCCGTTCGATGTCGCCCGCAGCGATGGAGTCCGTGATGGTCTGTGCCAGGCGCTCAAGCCGAACCTTCTGGAAGAAACTGGACGCCGTATCTATGAGGTATTGCGCGTTCATCTCCTCGGCCAACTGATCATGCTCCGTGTTCAGCTTGTCGAGGAATGATCCCATCAGGTCAACCGCATCCTGATCCTTTGAAGTTTCGGCGTATTCTGAAAAGCGTTCCGTGATGGCACGGCGGGGCGCCTTTTTATATTTCTCGAAATGAGCGAAGCACCATTCGGCGATCAGGTTGGACCAGCGGTTCTTGAAAGGCTCTTTTTCGCCGGCCATTGCGGCGTGGACTTTTGCCAGGACCTGATCGTGAACAATCAGGGCGGTGAGGATGGTGCGCTCCTCACTCGCCGCATACTTTCTAATCTGCATAAGTGGCCTTCCATTTGGGCGGGGCGTCCTCATCACGGTGCCGACCATTTTTATTTGCCCTGCCGAAGGCGTCAACTATCTGCACATACTTCCTCAGGAAACTGGGCAGCGTATATGCTCTTGGGACATATTCATCGTTCCAATGATCCAGGTACCAGTCCAGCAGGTTCTCGAATGCCTCCTTATCATGCATCGCCAGAAACTCCTCGAGATGCCGCTCCCACTGCTTGATTGTTTTGGGAGTCCACCCGCCTGATACCGCGCCATTTTGCCCTGAGTGTAGATTGTTCTTTACCGAGAAGTCCGCAAATCGTTTTGCCAGATAGCCAACCACTGTCTTTTTGCCGCTCAATCCAAAAGTTGATTCAATCGAACGATCCCCACCACGCGCAGGCGTGGTGTTTGTAGTCTTTGGAGTAGTCTTTGGGATAGTTTGTACCTCTGGGCTATGCCTGTCTGTACCAGCGGTACAATCTTGGTTGTACCTTTTGTCGAACCTCCTCAGGTACTCCCGTTCATTGATTCTGAAGTATAGTTTGGCGGGAACGCCCATCAATTTCTCCTCCACAAGCCCGGATTCTTCCAGCAAAATCCTGGCGTGCCGCTGCTGTTTTTGGGTGAGTCCTAACTCCTCCTCCCAATCCTCGGCGGTTTTGTATATCCACTCGCCTGGTTTCTTCCTCGGGGTCCAGTAGGCTAGTTGCGACAGCATCAGAGCAGCATTGATGCTCCCAGTCCAATCCACAAACATTCTCTGGAAGGCGATTGGATTTGTGATTTGCAAACATTGGTGGAAGTTCATCGCACAAGGACGTGTCCCTCTATAACATGAGGCCTGTTTTTAAAGTTTCTATGAATCATAAGCTCAGTTCAAAAAAATAGGACCGTTGTTATCCGGGCTAAGAAATCGGCACTGAGCAAGCCACCCAGAAACAACGGTCCTAAAATGTCAAAACGCATACGCTCAGTTTACCATGCTGAGTTTCTTAGTCCCAGCGTTCTACCATTATCTCACTTGCGCTTATCACGCAAATTAAAATTGCTCGGCGGTGCGGATGTTCCCGGAACGCAACTGGCCGCCGATCCAGTGGCCGTAGGGCTTATGTCACCCGGCTCCTTCGCCACTTGTCCGCTTGGCGTTCTCCCCCGTTACAGATACCGGGGGAAAATCACAAATTCACCCAGGTCGCCTTGATCCACTTCACAACCCGCATCGCCCTACCCACGCCGCAGACGATCCTCCTAAAATGACCCCTACGAAAGTGCGTTCTAGGGGAGGAATGAGCCCCTGCCTTAACCTCCGCCCGAATTTGATGCTTCTCCGCGAACCTCCGACCAATGAAATTCGGACTCCAGAGCGCATCCAGGGCCTTGCACGGTCTTGGGTTCGGCTTCTCCTTCCGGATGCACGTGCCATATTCGATGTGCTCGGGCTCGGCAATCATCGCGAGAATGATTTTCACGCCAAGGGACATCGCCATGGCGTTCACCCGCTTGTTCTGTTCCTCAGTCATGGACGGATGCCCCGGCTTGCCATGCAACTCAAGGTACGCATCATCCACGAAGGGCATGGACTGGATCAACTCCATCAGTTTGCCATCGATGGGCCACATGCCCCCGAAGTCCTCGGGCAGGGAAGACCCGAACACCGGGAAGTGGATCACGAATCGCGCATCCTTGAAGTTCGTTTCGAAGCTCGCAAGCGGGCCCCGGTATCGGCCCGAAGGAATGCGGGCCACACCGATCCACGGAATCTCCACCCCGAAGTATTCCCTGCTCTCTTTCAGGGGCAGGGCGAACACCATGGCCTCGGCCGGCCACTCAAGGTCACTCATTGAGAAATCCTTGTCGAGGTCGGTCTCCGCCACCGCCTTGAAAAAATCGGGATGCAGGAAGTAAGTCGGTGTTTTCAATTCGATCAGGCGTTGCGCACAGAGATGCATCCCGCCATAGAATCCCTCGGCGCCTTGTTGCAGGGGCGCTACAGTCAGGGCGCACAGGTCCGCAGCGTAGTGCCTTGGGTTGCCGTAGCCGTAAGGAGGAATGATCCGGCGCGGGTAGCACTGGGCAAACCGCTCGGGGAACGTCTGCTCAATCATCTTGGCCGCTTCGGTAAATGTTGTTGTGTTCATATTGACACCTCCTTAAAAATCTCAGTTTCTTTTGTCTCCCGTTTTATCAATCGGCATTCCACACCACGGGTCCTCCATTCGAGCAGTTCTTTCGTTGCCTTCACTTCGTTCCACTCGGGTTCGTCCAAATAGGTATTATCCCGCCACTGCTCATTCTGGGAACGGGTCTGCAAAATGTAGCGTGTCCGTTTCGTTGTCATAATTTTTACTGGTTGTTTCGGCAGACTACCGGTCTGCCAGCGGTTTCTATTATCTCAGGAAAGTTGCGGGCGGGCAGAGGCGGAGCCGCCCATCTGATTCAGGTTGATCGATTTGCCCTTGGCATATCCCAGCCCGATTGCGTTGCCGCTCTCGCTCTTGTTGCGCACGGTGCGTTCCTTCAGCGAATCCTTCGGGTGATACTTCTCCATCGCCACTTCGATGGCCTGCTCCTTGTTGCGTAGCACCATCGCGTATTGGTTCGCGCTCGCGCTCGCCATGCTCTGCTTGACTTCGGCTTCCTTCCTGCGGTTCACTTCGAGGATTCCCATGGCCAAACCCCGGTAGAATCCGTTGACGATTGCAGCCTCACGCACGAACTTGCCACCGTTGCAGATATTCTTGCACGAGGTTGGGAACAGTTCATCCAGCCATTGAAAGATTGCCTTGCCAATCTCAACATCGGTTGCCTCGCCAATGAACCATATGCGGTGATATTGCTTGCGCGAGCCAACGCGGCTCGCGGAAGTGATGGCGCGGACGCCGAACACCACTTTGATAATGTGGAAAATCCACATGTGGTGCTTGCGCTCGAATCCCTCTTTCGGAATGAACGAAGCATCATTCACCACATCGATCCCGGCGGGCTTCTGGTTGGGATTCTCCAGCGACACATCACCGAGGCTGATGTTGTGCTGCATCGCGATTTCTTTTGCCCGTGCCATCGCGGCTTCAATCTCGCCTTGGGTTGCTGCTTCGTTTCCCGCAAGGGTCAGAATCTTGCGGAGCTTTTCCATTACTTTTGCGTCTACCATAATTTTATCGTGTTGAGTGTTTTGGGTTGGTTAAAAGCGATTCACACCGGCAACACATTTGGCGCAGCCGCATTTTGGAGCCCCGTCAAGTTGAGGGGTGGGCCTGCCGCGTCTTGCCAACGCCTTGCACAATTCGTGCGCCGTCTGGCGCGGGTCACAGATGCCTCCGCAAAGTGCGCAGCGGGGCATCTTGGGAACGTAGTTCATCATGGACCAGACCCACTGCCGATGCCACAGGCAAGTCGTGATGCCATCCGTTGTCCGGTCCAGTTCCCGTGGGAAGGTTGTCGTGTCGAGTGTGATTCCGTATTTTGTTTCGATCATAATTTTTATCGTGTTGAGTGTTTCGTTTTGGGTTCAGGAAATCTGCCAGATGCTTGTCTTGCTGCGATTCACTTTGTTGGCGCGGATCAGTTCGAGCCACTGCGCCTGCTTGCGGGCGTGGGCGTATGCTTTCCAGGCGGGCATCTTGTGAAAGTGACGGAAGCTTTTCCACCAGGTTAAGAGATTCGTTTTGTTTTCGTTTTGCATTTGCTTCGCTGCCCTCTTGCGTGAGCAGCGAGACAGAGGCAGAACTTAAAGGGACTCAGTAGTCTCGAAAGTGTAAGAATCGTCCGTGTACCAGACTCGCAACGTGACCTGATCGATTGAGACTTCCCAAACTTCGTGCCCGGCGTATGACTTGTCCAGCTTGGCATTGTGGACAGCGCGAGCAACAAGGAAATCAATCGGGGTGATGGTGATGGTTTTGTTTTTCGCTTCGTTTGTCATATTTGTTTTTGTCATGCCCTGAGAATACGCGAACGTGGCCAGCCCGCAACAGAAAAAGAAAAAATCTTTTCATTTCATACGTAAACTCTTGATGCTCAACTAAATAAAACTTACGATTTATTTTCGATTTCCCGAAGCACTTCAGCCATTTTGTGGCACTTGTGCTGCAAATCAATGCGTCCCAGCACATTGCAACTTTCGAAAATCAATCCAGTTTCGCCGCTCTGCGCAAAAGCTCTATTTCGCGCTGAGACGCACTGCCCGGGTCATCCGCATCAAGGACGACATTTGTCGTCACTCCGTCGAACACACTCAGGGCATCGCACAATTCTGCCGCCCGTTTCTGCGCCTCGGGTTCACTGTCGAAACAGATGCACCGGTTTGGAATCTCCGCCAGCTTTCGAACCTGGGCGACCGAGTAATCAATGCCGAACACTCCCACGGCGCCAGGCCCGACCGCCCATGCATCGGTTGGCCCCTCAACGACCACGCAGGAGTGCCGGCAGAAATCTCCACCATACAAAACGCTTTTGTGATTCACTGCTTCCTCCTCGACCGATGCCGAGAGGTACCGCTTGATGTCGGGACGCTTGCTGATCGTGCGGGTGGTCCAGGAGACGCGGGAGGAGTGCAGTGTGATGGGAATGTAAATCGTCCACGCGAGCCGATCCGAGATTCCAATTCCTTCCAGTTGCCACACTTTGGCCAGTTCGTCCGGATCGAATCCACGTGAGCGCAAATACTCCCGATGAGCGGGCAGCAATGGCCCGCGCCCGCCCGGCTCCTTCAGGCCTTTGCGCACACGATCCGCCTGGCCCTGCTCGCGGTATTTCGTTTTGGCGAACGTCGCCGCTTCCTGGCCCGAGGCGCCAAGCTCCTTCAACGTATCATAAATGGAATGTGAGCCGCACTTCCAGCAGTTGAAATATCCCGCGCCCAGGTTGTATCCCAGGTGGTAATTGCCTGATCGGCAGAACGGGCAAACCCTGAGCTGGACCCAGCCTGGCCGGGTGTGGTGGTGCCCGCCGTCTGCGAAGTCCACACGCAACTGCCTGAACAGGTCCCGGATGTTCACGGGAGAATCTGGTTGCGCTCGGCGGTCAGGTCGATTGCCTCGCCCGAGCAGGTTTTCCACCACTCGTTTATTTCGAGCAGATTGGGCTCCTTATGCGAGTAGATGCAAAACGTGTAGAGGTGCGAGTCCCTGCCCACCACCATCATGCGCCATCGATAGTGCGTTCCCCACCTCACCGCGGTGGCGGATACGATGGACTCGATTGGCATGGGCACGCTCATGCCTTGGCTCGGTTGCGTTGAACCGTCACAACGAATTTCTGCCCATCAGGCCTGAGTCCACCCAAGTTATGATCCACTCGTTGGATTGGCGTTAGCAACACATCACCCGGGCTGAGTTGCGCCATAATCCACTCGGCGGCGTCTGCCACCTCACCGGGATGGCTGTAGGAAAATACCGGGGACATGAAAGTTTTACTTCTCATTTTTCTCAGCCTGTTCCTTTTCATACTGGCGAATGGTCATGGCCCGCCGATGCTGATACTTTTTCGACATGACCGAAGTCACCCTCTCAACATCATCACGCACCGTGATGGGATTCGCCCGCACGAAGGCCCACATAAACTGGATGAACACGTCCCGCATCGTCACGCCCATGCGGGCGCAGGTGCCTTTGAATTGGGCGTGCGTGTCCTCGGGAATGCCCGCCACAATGAAATTCTTGTTGTAGCGGCGCTTTGATTTGTCCCGAGGCGTCTGTGATATTTTTGATTTGATCGGCATTAAGCTTCCTCCATCTCTTCCAAAAGTTTCTGAAAAATGTCCAAATCGTCCTGCTCGTCGGTGCGCAACACGTCAGTGATATTATCTTGCTTGCCTCGCAGCATGCGCATCAGTTTCTCCTCAACCGTGTGCAGGGCGATCAGGTAGTAGTAAATGGCATTTCGGTTCTGCCCGATTCGGTGGATGCGATCCTCACCCTGTGCGAATACGCCGGGTGCCATGGGCAGGTCCAGGCCCACAAAGTTGCACGCCGCCTGAAGATTGAGACCGGTGCCTGCGGCGATCCAGTTGCCCCAAAGGTGCAAGCACTTCGGGTCCCGCGTGAACTTCATGACCGCTTCGTGCCTCAACCGCCCTGTCACGCTGCCGTCAACCACCACACAATTGGGAAATCGTTTCGCGAGGATTTGCAGGACGGGCGTGTGGATCGTCAGCCCTACCAGCTTCTCATCCGGGTACGATTCGCGCCACTCCTGCACCCATCGAATCGTGTGGCTCATCTTGAGCTTGGCAACCAGGCGCATCAGATAGCCCACCTTGACCAGGGCCTGGTTGTCTTTCGCCCGCATGGCCCGGGCCGGGCTCTCGCCCTTCAGCCAGTTCAGGAAATCGAATTTCGCCTTGCGATACTCGACATAGGAATCCAGCAGGAAGGGCACCACCTTGCGAATCTTGTCCGGCAGTTCGGGCGCCACGTCCTTTTTCAGGCGCCGGATCATCAGTTCATCGTAAAGTATCTCCCGCAGTTCGTCCTTGTTTTTTCCGCCCTTGAATACCCACCGGCCGAACATCTCGCGCGGCTTCGTGTAGCGCCATGCGAAGTCGATTCGGTCAGGGAACAAATCGGGACGGATGATCGAAAGCGGGGACCACAAATCAATCACCTCGTTCGGGATCGGCGTGCCAGTCAGGCCCACCACACTGCTGGCCTTCGCAGCCACAGCGCGCCCGGCTTTGGTCCTGAGCGCGGACGGATTCTTCATGAAGTGAATTTCATCAAAGATGATCGTGGCCGGTTTCGAATCCCTGAGCAGGGGCAACCATGAGTTTAGGATATCATAGTTGAGGATCACGATATCCGCGGGCAGTGATTTCGTCCGCTTCGGCTTGTGCCCTTCCAACACTTCTGTGCGCAACCCAAATCCCCGCGCCTCAATCTGCCATGCATACTTGACGCTGGCAGGGCACACAATCACGGCAGGACGGTGGCTGGGCGTCTTTTGCAGCCAGTAGCATGCTTGAATCGTCTTGCCCAATCCCTGCTCGTCTGCGAGCAGGGCGCGCCCTCTCAGCAGGTAGATTTGCCGGCAGCCTTCGCGCTGGTATGGTCGCAGGATAGTCATGCACGCATCCCGGAGACATAAATCCTCCAAATCAATCCAACCACAAAGATTCCCCACACAATGGCGATCACGCCACGCCTCCCGCCGCGTGGTCTTTCGCATACAGCGCAAACTCAGGGCTGGTCTTGTCGTTGTAGAATTCGAAACCGGTAATGTCCTGACAAAATGTGTGGTAGTGCCTGAACCGTTTGAACTGACCAGGCAGCCATGTTTGGTGCCGGTACCAGGACACATCGGGTATCGTCTCCTCGAATCGACACGGTGTCAGGTTGGACAGGTTTGGTGCCGTGTCTTTATTCACGCCCGTTCCTCCGCCCATGCACTCTGGAACCGTTCGCGTATTTCGTTCACAGCCTGATCCAATCTCCTGCCCGAGTGCGGACCATGTTCCCAGGCCAGGTGGGCCACCACCAGCTTGAGCAGTTTTTTCGCCGTCACTCGCTGCCCCCTTATTATCTCCGTTGGTGTGTCGAGCAGGAGCGAAATGATTTCCTTCGCGTCCTCGCTCAAGTCGCAAATCAATTCCATGGTGGGCGAGTGTGTTGTAGGTGCGATGAAGTCAACGCAAGCAGGTTCCTTTTGGCCAAAATACGCATCAAATTTATTGTCATACTCAACCGGCGTTGGCGTCAACGATTCCATGAGTGGTGTATTCGCCCGCTCTTTTACCAGGTCGATCAGGGCAAAGTTCGCCATCGAATAGACGAGTGACGAAAAGCTGGAGACTTTTTTGCGCTCGCCCACCCATGTGTCATTCTCGCCGACGTTCTTACCATACCGCGTCGCGGCTTTCGCATAGGCCCAGTGGCACTCGCGCAGGCACTCCTCCACGGGGATGCGATAACGGTTCGCGTAGGACCACGCGAGTTTGTGCATGAGCTTTTCGACTTTGGGGAATTCAATTTCAGGATCGATGTCAGGCATATGTTTATTATGTTTATGGTTTTATTTGTCAGTCTGCAACTTCATTTCCACCGCTCAATTTTGGGGCCAGCCTTTGTTGAGCAAGCGCCACATCGCCCTTTTGCAAGATGGATTTGTAAGTGTTTGATTGGCTTGCCGGGTCGCCAATGCTGTGCGAGTTTGAGGCGTTCTTGCCACGCCTCAGAGCACCTGCATTGCCAACGAATACCTTGTCTTGGGTAAATCGAAGGCGATTGAAAGGCGGTGTATTTGCTCCGGTCATGGCTATCTTCCATGTATCCAATCGACTTCAGTCCGGCCACTAATCTTTCTTTATACGTGTATTTCATAGTTTTACTTTTTGATTGTTCCACACAAAATCTGCAACGTCACCCGCACCTTGATCGAGCGCCGGCTCGCGTTGAAAACATATTCCTTGTGCCCTTTCATGAGTGGCACCGCCTCGGTGCATTTGAATTCAATTGCGCCCTGAACACCAAGCAGGCGATCCGCTTTCTCCACTCGGCATATTCCCAGGTGCTTGTTGGCAATGATGTCGTGCCACTCCTCATAGTAGCCCAGAAATTCATAGGGCAGATTTTCGGGGGTTTGGAAGGGTTCAGTGCTCATTCAAAAGCCTCTTCAAATTTTTTCGCTTGCCGGTGAATCGCGAGAGACC